TAGCAAACTTTGCTTCAATACCTGATGATAACACATTAAGTGATCTTGAGGCAGGCGGCAATAATTATAACGTCGGAAGCTATTCCGAGTATGGGCTAAGGTATTCTATTTTTAGACTTCAAATCCGCAAGAGAGGCGATGATAGCTGGATCAACCTTGACCCTGCATCAGGTTCACCTTTTTGCGTAAAAGGGCGCACACCAATAGACCAGTTTAATTTTATTCGTATTCGTTTCCCCAACCCTGACTTGCAGTATGAAATTAGATTGCGTCCTATATCAGGCGGAGGTTATATTACTTATGGCAGAGTGCCTGGTAACCCAGTCTGCGTATTAGATGCAAGATCTGGCGGCGCAGTATATCACACATTAGATACAATTTTGGGGCCGGTTACAGTTTATTACAAAGGGTATAAAGAAAAAATAGAAGAACAAGCAGCAACAAATAATATTATGTATTACGGCGGTAGACCTACGGAAGGTGCTGTTGAATCATTAGCAGCAGTTGAATATTCAACTACCGGTTATATAGCACCAGGTCTTTATAACACTACTACCGGAGGATCTGGCAGCGGCTTAAAAGTAAATGCAGCCTCAGCTTCAACTGCAACTCAAGAACCAAAAGGTACAGTAATAATCGGCTTCGGTACCCGTTGGTTGCATACAGATGTATTAAAAGCGCCTTATCCAGATGGAGCGGGTCAGCCCTACACGGGGGAAGCTGTTTTTACACATCCTGCCTCTCGAAGCACAATAACAATAAAAATGACTTTAACCAGCCAAGTATTAAATATTACCGGCTTCAATGCAGGTTATACGGATACAGGCGGAGTAGGTTACATGTGGACTAACGCTAATGCCGCTGGAAGTTTTGTTACAATTGTTGGCTATAGCGCAAATATAGTTGCAGGCACTTATGTACTAGATAAACCTTCTAACTCGGCAACGCCAATAAATGGAACAGTACAGGCGCAAGTAAGTGTTGTGGCGGAAGGATCAAGCGTTTGGGTAGCTGATGTAGTTGTACAAGAGAGTGGGTCTAATTATAAAATCGGAGACAACATACAAGTAGTTGGAACGGCTAGCCCGCTACCCCCCATGAGAGTTGCAGCACTTCGCTCCACCGCTCAGCAACGTGTAGTCGAACCTTTTGATGCTATTACAGATGTGTACTATCACGACCAGCAAGAAGGCAGCCACCAGAATGGCCCTGAGCACCAAGTAGTTTATATTAATGAGCAACGGGTAAATTATAAAAAAGGTTCAACTGCGCCAATAGAATTTGCCCCGCAATATGACCGCATGGCGATGATAGGTTTGCAACTACGCAGCGGTAAGGAATGGAGCGATTTTAGTAATCTTACTTACTATGCAAAGCAAGGCCGTGAAACGGTGCGAATGGTTGATCCAGAAACCGGCAACTCAACAGGTTATTCACCCACATCAGGAATCATTGGCCCCACGCATTTATTTCCTGAAATACTACGTGCTTTATTGCGGTCACCATTGGTTGGTGCAAATAAATTAATACCTGAATCGATGATTGACTGGCCCGGCTTCCAAGAAGCTTGCAAAGTTTGTATCGCTAACCAATGGTTTTGGGATGGGGTGCTGGCATCACCAGTTAATATCCGCGAATGGGGCTATGAAAATGCAGCATACTATTTCTTGGATTTCCTTATTTTAGGCGGCAAATTATCATTACAACCAACATTCCCAGTTAGCGCTGCCCAAGGATTCCCAAATGGTTACACATTATCTGGCGCTTATGACCGCTTACCTACAATTGCAGCATTATTTACCGATGGTAATATTATTGAAGATTCGTTGCAAGTAAGCTGGTATCCAGCCGAGCAACGTTTAGCGCCGCAAGTATTAATTACTTTACGCGATGAAGTGGAAGATGGTTTCGCTGAAACACGTAATATCCTTGTGCGGTTAGCTGAATCACAGCAAACGGATTCAGAATCAGCACCAGTAGAAGCTGTGGATTTTACTGGCTTTTGCACTAGTGCAAACCATGCGGTTGATTTTGCTAAACTATTAATTCAAACACGCCGCTATGTAACGCATACGGTTACGTTTAAAACATTCCCTGAAGGCTTAGCATTAGCGCCTGGTGCGTATTTTAAACTTGCTAGCCAAGCAAGACATGTAGATCAATTCCAAAATGGTTATGTATTAGATGATGGCCGTGTCGTAACAAGCAGCGAATTAACCGGCTCAAATACGGTTTATTGGTGGCGATCTGGGATGTTAGCAGTTGAGACAGGCACCATCACAGTTGATGGCAATGGGTACGTGACGGACAATAAATTTGCTGGTGCTGTCTTCACGGTATATGCAAACGCCCAAAGCGCGAGGGTTTATAAAGCCGAGCTAATTAGCTATGATGCGGAGGGGATGGTGGAAATAACCGGAAGCCATGTGCCACAAGAGCCCAACGGCAAGATCACCTACCTAAACTTAGCTGACAGTTTATTTGAGGTGCAAAACGAGCAATGAGTTTTGTAGGCCCAGTTTTCCCTAGTATTGCCCCTACCTCCAGGTCGCTGAGTGCAGGCGATTTTCCAGGTACTACGTTCACAGCACAAAACGGCATGGAAAGCCGTGTGCAATATGGCAACAGACGCAGTAATACAGAATTATCACTATCGTTTGACAATATAAGCGATGCCGATGCAGCTTTAATCCATGACCATTACGCAAATTGCCGTGGCACGTTAGGCTTATTTGGTATTGGCAATACTAGCAAAAGCGGTAATCCTGGCTTTAATGAAGGCATTACACCACTAAGTAGTACCAATAGATTTTCAGCGGCGCCGTTCGGTTTACAGTATCGCTATGCGGAGCCACCACAGTTTAGTAGCGTGAAACCTGGGCGCATGTCGGTTACAATTAAATTAACAGGGGTGCTTGACGCATGACTTATTACAGCGGCAAGGACGGCACATTGACTTATAACGGCAGCCAAGTAGCCAAAGTAAGCAACTGGAGCATATCTAGCACCGTCGATACGCTAGAGACAACAGTATTAGCTGAAAGCGACCGCAGCTATGTTCCAGGGCTTAGAACTTTTAGCGGTAGCGCTACTGTATTCTATTACGAATCAGCACCGGTTTCATTGCTGGAACGTGTAGTAAAGACTGCTGTAGTTAGCGAGTCTGATATATTAACCATCAAACTTGGTTGGAGCACTAAGTTAATTCAAGGTAATTGTATTATTACCAGCGCAGAATTAAGTTGCGCTGTTGGTGAAGTAATGCAAGCCAGCATCCAATTCCAATTTACTGGCGCACCAACAGGCGTGACGTTATGACCGTTTACTTAGGCAATGCAGGTAGAGTTGAGTTAATTCGTAGCGGCATTGCAGAAGGTCTGCTAAGCGTTGTAAACCCTAGTGATATAGCCGAAACAAGCAATAGGTTTAGTTTTGATTTCCCCGAAGGAACGTTAATTACTGGTGACTTTGTAAAACTACAAACAACTGATGGGACAGATTTAGATTTTATCGCAGCATCAGGCTGGAGTGCCGGCAGTGTATTCCCAGATGGCAACTGGTATATACATGTGGATTCTGTAGGTGGTATTATGCTATATTCCACTTTTGACCAGTCAATAGCAGGCGAAGCCACAGGCCGAGTAGACCTTGTAACCATAGTCAGAGATATTCCAATTGCTGCATCTGTAATAAATGATACGTTAAGACCTGTTGGCCAAATTATGTCATATGAATTTACTACAGACCGTGAGACAGTAGATACATCCAGTTTAGGCGATGAGTTTAAAAATCAATACAGCACTTTGATCACAGGTAGCGGCCTACTAACTTGTTTATTTGATTACCGCTATCAAAGCTCCAGCAATTATCCTACTGGATTCCCTGAATTATCACTGTACTTGCATACTTTATTATTAAGACAGCGATTCGGGTCTGGGTTTAAAGCTAGGCTATACATTTTGGGCCAAGGTTATGGGCAAGAAAGTAATGATGAAATATGGCATGAAATAGATGGAATAATTACGCAAGCAGGAATCAATTGCAATAGTGATACAGCCATGATTTCTACTATTAATTTTGTTACTACGGGAGAAATCAAATTACGCATACAAGTGGCAGACCCTGACTACCTCCTTCAAGAAGACGCATTCCGGGTTAGACTGGAGGACAACACGGGCAGTGTCCTTCTGGAGGGCTAAAACATGGCAGACCTTAGAATTACAGAACTTACGTCTCTTGCTGGTGGAGACCTGTCTGCTACTGACCCATTGCCCATAGCGGATTTAAGTGCCAGCCAAACAAAGAAAATAACAGCAAAAGCTTTTGTTCAGCAGGCAGTATCACTTATTGATAACGCATCTATACCATCGGCAAAGGTTGATTTTAGCGGTATTAATGGCACCCAAATATCGGCTGGCACGGTTGCAGCATCTAAATTTGACACAGCTACTGTTCCAGCTACTGGAGGGATAACGGTTAGCGGCAGCAATTTACAACTTGTAGCACCTACCAGTCCAATTGTGCGCAATGCAGGCACTGGCAGCCTTGAACACGCAGTTAGCGGCGCCACTGCTGGCACCTACACCAAAGTCACAGTTGATACCCGAGGTCATGTAACTGTTGGCGCAGCAGTTGCCGCAGCGGATTTGCCGATTGCAGTATCTGGCACTGTTGGCGTAATGTCACCCGGCACCGGGCTTACCGTTACAGGTGGCGGTGTATTAAATCACAGCAGTAGCGTTACGGCTGGCACAACAACCGGTTTTACGTATGACGCACAAGGCCATATAACTGGCGCGGTTGCTTTGGCCGGTGCTGATTTACCTATTGCCACTAGCAGTGTTATAGGTGCCGTACGACCTGGCACAGGTCTAAGCGTTGACGGTAATGGCATTTTAGACGTAACTGCCGCAACTAATGCCGTACTAGGCGGTGTTATTGCAGGTTCGGATTTTAGTATTAGTACCGGCACGATTTCGCTTGCAGCTCAAGCTGGCATTGCTGCTGGCACATATACAAAGCTAACAATAAATAGCAAAGGTATTACAACGGCTGGCACGGTGCTATCAGCAGGCGATATACCAAACCTTGCAGCATCACAAATAACAAGCGGCAGTTTAGATATTGCACGTATTGCAGCTAATACCGTCACAGGTGCAAAGTTAGCTAATTATGCTATTACTAAAATCGGCGATACGCAGCCAACTGCTGATCAAATTGGGCAATTCTTTTTCAACCCATTAAGCCGCGATCTTTTCCTTTGGGACGGCAACGTATTCCAGCCGATTGGCATTTCAGTTGGTGAAATTATATTTGCCGGCACCTTCGATGCATCCGCAGGTGGCGGCACAGGCCATGTGGCATCAGCTACAGCAGAAGGCACAGCTATTGGTTTAGTAGAAGGCTCACCATTACCGGCGGCTGCTACTGCTAATAATCGCTACTACCTAGTTGTAAGCGAAGGCGGCACCATCACCAGCGGTAATGCACCAAACGTTGCACTGGCGCCACCTGACATTGTGCTATCTACTGGTATTGAATGGACAGAAGTTGACGTATCGCAAACTTTTACTAGCGTTAGTGCATCACAAGTTGCATTTACACCAGAAGGCACAATTGCAGCAAATAACGTACAAGCAGCAATTGAAGAAGTAAATAATGAAAAGCTAGGGCTCGCGGGTGGTACGGTAACAGGCAACCTTGAAATTGGTACAACAGGTAGCATAAGTTTTGAAGGTTCCACTGCTAATGCTTTTGAAACCACCATTGCAGTCGTAGATCCAACAGCAGACCGTACAATCACACTGCCCAATGAAACTGGCACTGTAATTGTTAGCGGTAATGCAAGCATTGTTAATGCTGATATAAACGCCAGTGCGGCGATTGCTTATAGTAAACTAGCTGCATTAACAAGTGCAAATATTATTGTAGGTAGCAGCGCAAACGTTGCCACCAGCGTTGCAGCCACAGGCGATGTAACTATTAGTAATACAGGCGTTACTGCTATTGCTACTGGCGTTATTGTCAACGCTGATATAAACGCATCTGCTGCAATCGAAGGCAGCAAGATTGTTGCTGCTACTACTAGCGTTGTTGGGGCTGTACAGCTTTCAGATAGCACTAGCACCACTAGCAGCGTATTAGCTGCGACGCCTACAGCGGTTAAGGCAGCATACGATCAGGCCAATACAAAAGCATCATTAAGCACAGCCCAGACATTTACCGCTGCACAACGCGGCACGATCAGTGCATTGACTGATGGCGCAACAATTACAGCAGATTTTGCCGTAGCAAATAACTTTAGCGTTACCCTTGGCGGTAATCGCACATTAGCTAACCCATCGAACCAAACTGCTGGGCAATCTGGTTGTATCTGGATTACACAAGATGGCACCGGTAGCCGCACTTTGGCGTACGGGTCACAGTGGGACTTTACTGGTGGCACGGCACCAACGCTAAGTACCGCCGCTGCTGCTGTTGATTGCTTAGTTTATGCAGTGCAATCAAGTACTAAAATTACTGCCACACTTATCACCAACTTAAGCTGATGATCCCTGGAAGTGCTAATCCATTACTGCTAGCTTCTGCCGCCGCTGCTGCTGGTGGCTACCAGGTGCAACGTTCGCTCAGATTCAATAGTAGTGACAGTGGTTTCTGTTCTAGAACTCCGGCAGTAGCGGGGAATAGGAAGACCTGGACGTGGGCGGGATGGGTTAAAAGGAGTCAGTTAGGCACGTTTCAAAACTTGTTTGGCACAGCAGATGCCGGTTTTGCAAACGGAACATATTTTTTGCTTATAGACGACAACACATTAAGTGTTGAGGAGTACGGCGCTTCATCTTTCACGTGGCGGGTTAGATCGACTCAAGTTTTTAGAGATGCCTCCGCATGGGGGCATTTGCTTGTGGCATGTGACACGACACAAGCGACTGCATCCAACCGAGTACGAATTTATTGGAACGGTACAGAAATAACTAGTTTCTCCACTGCAAATTATCCAACTCAAAACTTAGACACTTCACTAAACACTGCTTCTCTTCATGGTATTGGCCGCGCCGGTTTATACAATTCTCACTATTTTAACGGCTACCTCGCCGACATCCACTTCATCGACGGGCAAGCACTAACCCCCAGCAGTTTCACAGAAGTCAGTGCCACTACTGGGCAACTGGTTCCTATTGCGTACACCGGCGGAAGTTACGGAACAAATGGGTTCTATTTACAGTTCGCCGATAA